ATACGGCAACCCATTTGAGAATCAGTTGAGCAATAGGAACTTCCTATCACCAACTGGTTTTAAGTTCACACTTAAAAGAGCACCTAAAGTTGCTTTCTTTGGTAACGCAGCAAATATTCCTGCAATCTCAATGGGAACTGCAATTCAACCAACTTATCTGAAAGATATTGATGTTCCAGGAGATAAAGTTCAATTTGAAGATTTCACATTTCGTTTTCTTGTTGATGAAAACCTTGAGAACTACATGGAGATATACAACTGGATAAGAGGGTTAGGATATCCTGAAAGTTTAGACGAAATTTATAAGTGGCAACAGAGTAATGAGTCATTCTCTCAACCACACAATTCTGAGTTAAACCTTTTCTCCGATGCTACACTACAGATACTTACTAGTAAAGAGAACCCAAACTTTAAGGTAATTTTTCAAGATATGTTTCCAACAGAGTTGTCAACTCTTAATTTTGATGCTACTACTGAAGACATACAATACTTTACAGCAGATGCCACTTTCAAGTATACTATCTACAATATAACTGATATGTCCGGCAAAAAATTATGAGTCTTGATCTTGAAGCAATTCAAGAGATGTGGAAAAAAGATGCTGAAATAGACAGGGACAACTTACATGAAGAGTCTTTGAAGATCCCATCTCTACATGCAAAATACTTTGAACTTTATAATACCATATTTCTTTTAAGGAAGAAAGCAGAACAACAAAGAAAAAATATTCGTCATGAAAGATATGAATACTTCAGCGGTAAAGCTGACCCTGAGGTATATGTAGAAAATCCTTTTCCTAAAAAAGTACGTGATAAGGACACAATGCAGAAATATCTTGATGCTGATGAGAAGTTGTCAGGAGTATCTTTAAAAATTGACTATTATGATACAATGCTTGTTTATATTGAGAGTATACTTAAAGTAGTTCAAAATAGAACTTATCAAATTAAAAATGCGATAGAGTTTATGAGATTCAATGCAGGTCTAGGATAATGAATGAAGACTGGGTTTATGAAAATGAAGACTTCGATCCAGATGAAACTTACATTGAGTTGCAATTTGGTCCTGAAGATCTTTATCTAATTTATAAATCGGTCTCTGTGCATCTAGACAAATGGTCAGGTGGTCATCCAGATGAACAATCAAGACTTCACTATCTCAAAAATTTTCTATATAGAATTGTACTAGAATATAAGTTTAGTAAGGAGTGATAAATATTCACAGGTAATGATTTATCGTGAATACAACAGACCTTGTTATATCAAAATCAAACGAAGTATTTCTTAAAATAAACACGGAACCTCATATCGAGTATGAGTTAAGAGATCACTTTAAATTTGAAGTACCAAATGCCAAGTTCATGCCACAATATCGTGGTAGAAATTGGAATGGAGAAATTCATTTATATGATATGCGTTCTAAACAGATCTATGTCGGTCTGTTAGATAAGATAGTAAGTTTTTGTAAGAATTACGGATATACTTTTTCTTTTGAAAATAACAAATACTACGGACAACCCTTTGAGATAAATGATGAGATATCATTTGAAGGTGTTAAAGGTTTTATGCATTCTATATGCTCTCACAAACCACGTCAATATCAAATTGAGGGAGTATACGATGCTTTAAAGCATAACAGAAAACTATTGATAAGCCCCACTGCGAGCGGCAAATCTCTGATGATTTATTCAATAGTGAGGTATTATGTAGACAGAGGGCAAAAAATCCTTTTAGTCGTTCCAACGACATCTCTTGTAGAGCAGATGTACAAGGATTTTGAAGATTATGGTTGGGACGCTGAGTCATATTGTCACAAAATTTATAGTGGCAGAGAGAAGAATAGTAATGCTCCTGTAACTATTACCACTTGGCAATCTATCTATAAGTTAGAGAGAAGTTGGTTTGAGGAATACAACGTTGTTATTGGTGATGAGGCTCATCTCTTTAAGAGTAAGTCTCTTATATCCATAATGACCAAACTTCATCATGCAAAATATCGGTTTGGTTTTACTGGAACTTTAGACGGCACACAGACGCATAAATGGGTCTTAGAGGGCGTTTTTGGACCATCATACAAAGTAACTAGAACTGATGAGTTAATGAAACAAGGTCATCTATCACAACTAGATATTCAGTGTCTTATCCTCAAACACAAACCCCAAACATTTGAAACTTATAATGATGAAATAGAATATCTTATTTCACATGAACAAAGAAACAAGTTTATACAAAACCTAACATTAGATCTTAAAGGGAATACTCTTGTTCTTTTTGCAAGAGTCGAAGCACATGGAGCAGTGCTCTATGATCAGATAAATAAAAACAAGCGTGATAACCGTAAGGTATTTTTTGTACATGGTGGTGTAGACGCAGAAGAAAGGGAGATAGTTAGAGAGATTACAGAAAGAGAAAACAATGCTGTCATTGTCGCATCTTATGGAACTTTTTCTACTGGTATCAATATTAAAAACCTCCATAATGTTATCTTTGCCTCTCCAAGTAAGTCCAGAATCCGCAATCTTCAAAGTATTGGACGAGTTCTTAGAAAAGGAAAGAACAAAGTAAAAGCAACTCTGTATGATATTGCAGATGATTGTTCTACTAAAACAAGAAGAAATTATACTTTAAACCATCTCATTGAAAGAATAAAAATCTACAATGAAGAGAACTTTAATTATGATATCATAACCATTCACTTAAAAAGCGTATGATTGAAGACGATTTCTATGCAACAATAAAATTAAAATCTGGTGAAGAAATTTTCTGTAAAGTAGCAGCAGAAGAAGAGGAAGATAGAACTGTATTAGTTGTTTCTAATCCTATTATTATTAAAGAAATAAAAGGTAGAGTTGGAATGATAGGTTATAAAGTAGAACCTTGGTTAAAAACTACTACTGAAGATATGTTCTTTGTAAATTTAAATGATGTATTAACAATGTCTGAATCAACTGATATTGAAATGATATTGATGCATCAAGAGTATGTTAGAAAGGCAGATTCTAAGCAAGGTTCATCTAACCATAAACTTGATAAAAAGATGGGTTACATTTCTAGTGTAAATGATGCTAGACAAATTCTAGAAAAACTCTATAATACACCTTCTAAAGATATAAAGAATTAAAGCTCACTCATCAACCTCCACAAAGGTATTCTACATGGTATTTGATACTTGTCAAGTACATCGATAGATGATATACTTTATACATAATGATGAGATATAGTTATGATACAACCAGGCATGACTAAGAGAAAAAGATCCGAACATTATGTAAATAATAAGGAGTTCCTTGCTGCTCTGATTAAATATCGGGAAGATAAAGAAATTGCTGCTACTAAAGGTCTTCCGAAACCTCCTATTCCTCGCTACATCGGAGAGTGTTTCCTGAAGATTGCAAATCACTTGTCTTTCAAACCAAACTTCGTTAACTACATGTTTAAGGAGGATATGATTTCTGACGGTATTGAAAACTGTGTGCAATATATTCACAATTTCAACCCAGAGAAATCTCAGAACCCATTTGCATATTTTACACAAATTATTCACTATGCTTTCTTGAGACGTATTCAGAGAGAGAAACGTCAATTAGATATTAAAAATAAAATTCTAGAAAAGTCTGGGTATAGTGAGGTATTTGATGACAATAACACTCTTGACGGATCAAACTACAGTGACTATAATTCCATCAAGGATGCTGTCCACTCAAAACTTCGTTATTGATGAAAGTTGCCATTATTACGGACCAACACTTTGGTGCCCGTAAGAACTCTAAACTCTTTCATAACTATTTTCTAAAGTTCTATAACGATATTTTCTTTCCGTATTTGGAGAAGCATGGTATCACTACCATTGTTGATATGGGTGATACCTTTGATAGTAGGAAAGGAATTGATTTTGGTTCTCTTGCCTGGGCAAAAAATAACTATTACGATAGACTTGTTGAAATGGGCATTACAGTCCATACTATAGTTGGCAACCATACAGCATATTATAAGAATACTAATGATGTCAACGCTGTAGATCTTCTTCTACGTGAGTATGATAATGTTCGTGTTTATGCTGAACCAGAAGAGATTAAACTAGGTAGACTTAAAGTTCTTCTTATACCTTGGATTAATGAACAAAATTCTGAAAGTAGTCAGTTATCTATTAAAAATTCAAGTTGCAAATGCGCGATGGGGCACCTTGAACTACGCGGATTTAGAGCTCATCGCGGATGCATCATGGAGCATGGTTATGAGAGCGACTTATTTGCGTCGTTCACCAAGGTCTTTTCGGGACATTACCACACTCGATCAGATGATCAGAAGATCTTCTATCTAGGTAATCCTTATGAGATGTTCTGGAATGATGTGAATGATACTAGAGGGTTTAC